AGCGGATATATAATTTATTTTAGAACTCGAGAATTGCGTAATCGTATGCTATTCCTAATTCAATTGTGGCAGGTTCATTTGAATCAAAAGCAACATCACCAAAGTTTACTGTTGTAAGGAATGCACCTTTCAACTTCCATTGTTCAATCTTATCACCAACCGGTCCTAACATATAGAAATCGATATCTTTTTTTGTAGAAATCGGCATAACCTCTTCTACCTGTGATTGATTCGTGACCTAATCTTACCCACTCCATCACTTGTTGAGCTCCTGAAGGAACGATTGGGTCATACAATGTAATTGTAATATCTTGCCATTCACCTTTACCTTGAAGTTTTCTCTTGATGTTAATGTGGTCAAGAACAATAGGTTCAAAGTTGATGGATGGTCTGTTTGCTGCCTTTATCAAGTAAGATTGAATACCATCAATCTCCATGATATACCTGTTCTTCATCTTCGGTTCGAAGTTGGTGTAGAACATTTGGTCGAATTCTAATACTTCTGCCATTTTATCTCCTAATTTATATTAATAAATATTAATTTTCTTTTTTTTCAAGTTATGCCGAGAACGCTGCTCCTGTTGGAAGAATGTTGAAATCAATTACAATGAATTCAGCAGTTTTAGCAGGTTGTAAGAAAATCTGACCAGCTAAAATGTTTCTATCCACAACATCAGGAGTGTTGTTCGTTTCATCCATAACTACTTTGAAAGCGTATAACCCTTGTCTTTGTTGGATTCCTTCTAAATAAGGTTGAACCGTATTGATGAATCTTGCTCTTGTAGTTGCAGTGTTTTGTTCGAACACTAAGAATCTTGAAGTAGATGCGATGTACTTCTTAACAGTAATCAACAATCTTCTTACATTAATTCTATCAAGTGCAGATGCCTTATCTTGAAGAGTTTTCTGTCCAAATGCCACGATACCTTGTCCAGGGAACGTTGCGATTGGGTTTACTTTGTTTTCATATAAAGTATCTCTTTCAGAGTGTGTTAATCTATTTACTACACTTGCTGCTCCTACAATTCCACCTCTATTTAAACCTGCAGGTGCGAACCATTCTGCTGCGATAGCATCATTTGCTGCATATACTGCTGGAAGTAATACCGAAGGTGGTACACTTACTAATTTGTTTGTGTTTGTATCTACCGTTCTAACCCATGGGTAGTAAGTACCTACATAGTTAGAATCTACTGAACTTGCTTGGTCAGTTACTTGTGAGATAGTATCAGTTTCACCAACGAAATCTGCGATGTAGAATGCATCTTGTCTTGCTTCTACCATATCAATTGCTTTTGTAGTTACACTTGAGTGTAATCTTCTAACGATACCTGGTGTTACCAACATATTGATGTCCCACTCATCTGCGTTAGAAAGTGCGTTGATACATCTTGAGTATGATTTATATCCATCTGCTGAAGTTGATGATAAATCAAATCCTTGAGAGTTACCTGCAGAGATTGAAGAACCTAATGCAATTTCTCTTGCTGGACTCATACCATCAAATCCACCTTGGAACCCTAACGTAAATTGTCTGTTAACCATATCTGCAGTTGCAGAACCTGTCATTTCTAATGATAATCCAACACCAGTTATATTTCCATCGAATCCAAATACTACGTTTGAACCAACAGTTGCACCATTTGGAATTGGTTTTAAATATTGGTGGTTATCAATCTTAACTACTGCAGTTTCTAAATCAATACCCGAGAATTTAAATGGATTACCTGTTGTGTTAGTTGTTGAAGTTGTTTGGAAAGTTACTGCAGGTACAATTGTTTCATCACTTCCCACAAAAATTGGGTTAGTGTATGCACCGTGTGCGAAAGGTGCTGCAGATACAGGGTAAGAACCTTGTGCTCCTACTTGTACTCTGATGTATTTAGAGTTGTTACCCCAATCACCATTCTCAGTAATCTTACCATTATCATCGATTGTATAATATCTATCACCAATTACTCTTGCGATGTAGTTAGGTGATGCAGGGTCTAAGTTTACGTTGTTGAATGTTTCAAGAACTGTCTTTCTCTTATCAGTATCAGAGAATGAACGTAATGTTACACTAAATACTGAGTAATCAGTTCCACCATCCTCACCTGCTGCTTTAACTCCTGAGATGGATACTTTGAATCGTGTATTCTCACCGTTACCATGGCCTAACGTATGGAATCTGAATAAATCATATCTTTCATCAGAAATTAATTGTGATTTAACCCAAGGTGTTGCTGCTACACTTGCTTCGTAAGAGAAGTTTTGTGTTGCTAATGATACTGCTTCTACATAAGGATTATCTGCTAATGTTGTTGCTGTATTTTCGAAATACGTATAAACGTACCCATCTTTTGGTCCTAATGGAGATTCACCAAATACATCACTAATATCATTACCTGCAGAAGGTAAGATAGATGCTGAAACTTCGCCAATTCCCGAACCACTTACTACAAATGAACCTGATGTAAGTGCTGAATCAGTAACTGTGAAAGTATCAAACCCAACTTCCTCATCACCATTTGCCGTTGAATGTAATGTACCAACAAGTTTTAATCCTGCTGAACCTGAAGTTGCTATACCAATAGGTGTTACTTGTGAATAACCATCAATACCTAATGTTCTTACTACTGTTACAGTACCTGCTTCTCTTAAGTAGTTTTGTACTGCATATTCAGTATAGTAAGTACCATCAGGTGTACCAAACTTATCTTCAAACTCAGATTGAGTTCTAACGATTGTAGGAACGAACGCTGGACCTTGTTTAAATGGTCCTACAAACGCTGCTCCGATTTCTCCGACTCCCTGTGCTAAGAATGATAAATCATTTTCTCTTGTAAATACACCGGGTGATACAATTCTTTCTGCCATGTTTTTCTCCGAATAAAATTATTTAATAGATTATAATATCTTTGTATCTATAAATATAACCTAAAAACTGAAACGTATATGTTAATCATACATTATAGTGAGCCACTCTCTGCAGGTTCTACTACATCCGAACCACTTACAGGTTCTGCCCAAGGTAAAGAATCTTCACCTAATTCATCAACAGGGTCATCTACATCCGCAATTTGGTCTGCAATAACACCCGTTACGTGGTCCCAATAGTTATCAACTACAATATTTTCAAGCCATCCAATTACGATATCAGAAGTTAAATCCTCAAAAGCAACAAAACTACCTGAACTACTTGAGTCTAATTCCAATGGTGTTGCCCCACTAAACGTTCCGCTTGTTCCTGTTGTACTCTCAATACCTTTAAGTTCCCATCTACAATGTACTACTACATTTTCTAAATCAGATAAGGAAGCTTTTTTGGTTAATTGAGTAATTTTCCATGAATACGATACTGCCATTTGTTTTCCTTTTTAATTAATTATAAATATAATCTTATCTCTCAAAACGAGAGATTCATATATATAAGTATTACTTATTTTCTAAAAACCTTATAATACAAACTCACTACCCGATACTAATGCCCAA